CACAAGAGGCTAGTAGTAAAAGAGCTATGGCCTGATGAGTCAGGAGAGGTGGTAATGATGACCGGGTACAGTAAGTTATATCTGCAATTAAAAAAGTTATTCAAATGAGCATTCACAAGGATACTTTATTTCTGATGCTGGTCTTCATTGCATACATTGGACTTGATGTGTATAATGCGAACAAGACCCATAATAGACTTGAGTCATTTATTCAAGTATCAGATAGCATGTCAGTTAAGTGCCTCTACCGGACAGCCAACATGTCGGCAAGAGTTGATAGCCTCAAAGCTCAGAACAAGGCACTTGCAGAGACTGTCATCTACCTTGACTCCTGCACGCAGAGCAAGACTTTCAAGACAGAGAGAGCAGAGAGAAGGGGCAGATTCTTAGGTGGCCTAATCAAGGGGCTTTTCCCGAAGCTCTAATGCTAAATAGCTTTGGCAAGCGTTTTCAAGTGTATGCATACACTTGCACAAGTCTTGTCTTAGTAGGCTTACTTCTGGGTGTAGGTTATCTATACAAGACCAATCAAGTAGCTGCTTCTGATTCGGTGCTAATGTTTATCCTTGCTCAAGTGCTTGGCTCATGGGCAGCACTAACATCCAAGATTTTCCGAATTCCGGCAGCTGGTAGCAATAACTCTGATAATGCTTAATTTAGCAGCATGAATTGCCTTCAAGATTACATCGGTCTAAAAGGATGCACTACTGATGCTCCTCTGTCTGGCCTCTATATAAATGACTACCCGGGCATGAGTTCGGAGCTGCTTGATAAGATAGCCACACCGGAGCAGGTGAGCTATGTAGGCATGTGGAACAGCGCACAAGCAGTGAGCTATGTCAGGCTTAAGAGAGATGTTCAAGCTGCACTATTCAGCTCAGCAGAGGCTCAGCTAGATCAGGTGCTATTCCAAACAAGGAAGGAGTTTGTGCAGCAATGGCAGCAAGTTCAGACAGTGCCAGCAGAGGCTATCTTGAAGGGTACATTCGTGAGCATTCAAGGCAGCAAGTATCTGAGCTTAAGGGTTAAGCAGATATACATCTTTAATGCAGGTGCGCCTGTCAATGGCATTGACTGGTACATCTACCAGACTCAAGATGGCAAGCTGCTGGAGTCAGGCACTGCTGACCTGGTTGAGGGCATGAATTACATTCAAGTCAATAAGGAGTTCTACTCTGACTTTGACAAGCTCAACATCATGGTAGCTGTAGACTGCACTAACCTACCTACTAGCTATGGCATGTTCAGTGACTATGGCTGGGCGCAGATGGACTTAGAGTGTGCCTCCAGATTTACTTACCTCTGGCGCAATGGCTGGTCTATCTTCCCGGTCACTGCTCCGCTAGGCTATGGCTTTGGTGATTCATGGAGTCAAGACAATAGCCAGTCAGGAGTCTACATAGATGCCCAGCTGCTATGCTCACTTGATAGCTTCATCTGCCAGCAAAGGGAGTTTCTTCTGGATGCCTGGGCAAATCTGTTGTGCTATCAGATACTCTGGCAAAAGGTAGCCAGCCCAAGGGCTAACTACTTCAGCCAAGGCAACCGTGAGTTCACAGAGCGAGCTATGGCTACCTTCCTTGATGGCTACCAGCAGAGCCTAGCTATCTGGGCAAGGCAGCTTAACCTAAGAGGTGAAGGTCTGTGCTTTAATTGCGATAATGCTGGCCTGATTCAGCAGGGCTTTGTAAGGCCATAGAATTACGGCATGTACGGACAATTGCCGTACATTTGCGATAATAAGACCCCTCAAGCCTCTTTACAATGCTCACCCGGAGGGGTTTTCGATTTATAACTCACCGATAACATGGGTACTTGGTAAAACAGGTTGACCAGCATATCTACCAGTTGGAGTAATTGATAAAATAGTATAATCTTTATGCTTATAAATAAATCGCATAGTATCATAAACACCAATTTGACTATAACACAAACATTCTCTTTCCTCTGTCCATGTTTTACCTGAAGGATAATTAAATCTATATTTTACCCTATAATATTGATGTCTCCTTTTTTCTCCGTATGACATCATAACTTCTTCTCAATCTCTCTGTTCAAATACCACTGAGCCTTCTTCAAGTCCTCCAGCTTGCTTCCCTTCTTGCCTGCCCTGCTGATGTACTTAATTACATTGCCTAGATTGAAGCCAAGCTCCCAAGCCTCTATTACTTTGATTGCTTCATAGGTGCTGTCCTGCCCACCATAGTGAGCAGGGTGATTTACTGCCTGCAATGGATCAGCATCCGGCAGGCTTTCTAGGTATGAGCTAAGTATGTCTCCCATTATGGATAGTAATAAAGTGGTTTAGGTTGATTATAGTCAGACATTGTTCTGCCTTTTAGGTCATCCAAGTCATGATATATTTTGCCATTGAAGTACCAGCCTACTTGCCTGGGCTTACTCCGCATGTTAATTAACTCAGCCTTGACTAACACATCATTGACATCAATGTCATCCTTCAAGTCAATGATGAAGTCTATTAGCTCTTCGATTGGTGATTGATAATTCATGTCTCAATTATTGTCAATTTTTGCGACTTCTTCTTCTTCCAGTAGCCTCTCTATGAGATGCTTAACATACATCAACGCACTATGCCCTCCGGCATAGTAGAAGGAATTAACAGGCAGCATCTTCTCCTTATCCATCATAATCTCCTTACTGCCTATTTCCTTGTTGACAATTACCAACAATTGCTCTAGCTGTGTCATATTATTTACCATTTAGTTTGTGATGTTGCCTATGACAAATAGCGCAAAGTGTTGTGCCATTGTTTACATCATATCTTAACTCAGGATGACTTTTATATGACTTAATATGATGTGCATGTAAGTCATCTGAACTTTGGCAAATAGTACAGTTACCATCCCTTAATTTTACTAAAGTAGCCCAAGCTAAATTATTAAAACCTCTTGCTTTTCTAGGAGGCTTTTTATTTTCTGATTTTGGAACATACTTTTTTAAACTTTTTAAATTTTTACTTGGTACTGGTTTGAAATATCTAGTTTCTCCAGGTTCAGTATTAATATCACATTCTATTTCTGATAATAGCGTTGATAATATTGAAGTTGGAGATGAAACATCTGTACTTCTTAAAAAATTCTCAGTGTCCTCAAGAGGCTTAACAACATGATAAAGACTTATGTAAAAACCATTATCTATTTCTGAGGTAAAATAATCAGATGGAACAATTCCTGCCTCAATAACTTTTTTCTCTAGCTGGTCAGAGTATCTTTCATCTTCAAGATAACTTTCATAATCATCATAAGAAAAAATGTTGGCATATTTAAGTGGTTGTGCAAAACCATACAATAGGTCTTTCCCATATTCTTCACCGATGGTAATTAGCCAACCTTTATACTCATATTGTTCAAATATTTCTAATTGCTCTAGCTGTGTCATATTACTAGCCTATTTAGGTTTAGGTCATAAGCTTCCATAGTCTCTTCCCACTTCTCCCAGATGTGAGCCTCATCAATGTGCTTACCATCCTCCGAAGTATCAGTAAGGTCTCTGAGCTTTGCGGCAAAGTCAAAGATAAAGAGTGCCATGTCAAGTGACTTGATACACCTGAAGTGTTCAATGGCATCATCTGAATCATCCAAATTAAATGTTAGTGTTGCTTTCATCTTACTTGTAGTTTCTTGAGTGAGTGAAGGTGACCTATGTGCTTGACAAAGCCCCGGCATAAGGTGAAGCCAATGTAGCCAGCCTCATAGTACTTCTTATTGTATTGCTTCTCTGCATAGGCATGGTCATTATCTCGCCACTCGCAGAAGTTGCTAAACTTACCCATAGCCTTGTAATCAGCCAGCCTTCTTAGACCAGGATTCCAAGTCATGCCATGCCAGTCTCCTTTGTATCTCTGGGCAAGTTGCTGATACCTGACTGCCTGCTTAGTGAGCTTTATGCCAGCTATGACAGTGTGATTATTGCGGTCTTGTGGGTGTCTTATCCAAACACATGCAGCCTTAGGCTCAGCCTCAAGGACAGACTTAGAGTTTGCGATAAAGCCATCATGGAAAAACTCCCAATCATCTTCGCAGTGAAAGATGTAAGGTGTCTGAACCTTAGAGTAGAGAGTATCTATTGCATGCACCTGACCTTTTCTGTGGCTACTTGACCATTCAGCCATGATCTGCCAATGCCTCATTAGGAAGCGGTCTAGTTCTTTAACTATGACAGCATCAATTGCTCCGCTATCATCGTGAATTAAGAAGGCTGCCGGAGGCTGACCATCCCAATAGGTAACTAATGAGCTTATGGTTTTCTCAAGTAAGTCCCACCTACCACAGCTAGTAAGGCAGACAGTTACATCTCTATTGGACATAGTTAATTAATTTGATTGCTAGTAAGGTAATGAGTGAGGCATATACCAGCCAGAATGTTGACTGAATAGCTGCTTCTTTAAGATCAATCTTGTTCATAAGGTAGAAAGTAAGAGTTGTCTACCAAAGTTAAGCAAGTATGAGGTTCAAAAACCTTATGCCTACGCTCAGCCCATGCCTCAAGCTGGTTGTAGTACTGCATCGCATCCAGCTGAACACCATAGATAATGAAGTTCATGCGCTCTGTCTCAAGAAGGTAGGACATGTTGTAGATGTCTCTTCCGTTTTCATGGTAGAGAAAGTAGATACTTACCTTTCCACCATATAGCCAGATGGCTGTCTGGATGGTCTTGATGTCTGAGGTCTTGCAGTCAACATAGATCTTGTCTACCTCTGTCCTGACTTTTACTGATTCAAAATTCATAGATATATTGGTTAGATTTGAGAGGCAATATTAACTAAATAATTTATCTGCAAAAATATTTTTGAAATAATTATGCCAGTCTATGACTCTACATCTGCCTTCCTGAGGCAGCAATTAAAAAACTTTAAGCAGGCATCCCAGGCAGACAAGGTGCTGAGAGCTGCTGCCCTTTATGCTGCTCCTGCTGTGCAGTCCAGAGTGCAGCAGGATGGGGAGAAATCTGATGGCTCTGAGCTTCCTCCTTATGACTCAGGCAAGTCATTTAGTACCAGCAGCCCAATAGGCAGGAGATTTGGAGACATTGCAAACAAGAAGCAGCAGAAAGCCTTTGGCAACAGTGACTCCTTTGGCTCTTATAAAGAGTATAGGCAGAAGCTAGGCAGGCAAGTAGCCTACATGGACTTGACATTAACCGGAGACATGTGGGCAGCCTGGAGACCTGTGCCAATTAGTGACAATGCCTATGGGGTTACCTTTGTCAGCATCGAACAGGCTAAGATAGCAGGCTACTTAGAGCAGAGATTCGGTGCTATTTTTGAGCTTTCAGATGAGGAGCTAGACCAATCTCTGAAAATTATCAATAGGCTGGCAATTCAATACCTGAGCAAATGAAGGTAACTAAGATCACCGTAGAGAGCGCATTGAAGGACTTGTGCCAGAATCTGGCAGGCACATTCAATGGCAATACTATGCTCAATTATGGTGAGTCTGTGGAGAGCATTCTGGAGGGCAGTGCTGGTAACTATGTGACCAAGGATGGGCAGACCTATTGTGCTGTCAATGATACCTACCCACTAGTAGTGTTCTTTCTTCGTGAATCAGCCTCAGTAGAGGCAGCTCTTGCCGGAGGAAGAGCTAATAGCTTACTCAGGACAGTCAACTTCAAACTCATTGCTAATTCAACCTATGAAAATGCTGAGTTCGGCATTACCTCTATAATTAATCGCACAAAAGGCATAACCTATGCAGGCACAGACTACAATAGTAAAGCAATCGCAAGCCAGTACTTCGGACTTGCAGAGCGAAACTTTGAGACCTACTTCTTCAGTATCGACTTTTCGGTTACCGAAAGGATCAGCTGTGAAGTTGCCTGTTGATGCTATCTACTTTATCAGCCTGCCTAAGGCTAGCCAGAGGAGAAACAGATTGTTTCACACTATCCGGCACATTACTGACAAGCATGGCAATGCTCCGCAATGGATAAAGGCTAATGATGGCAATAAGCCTGGTCATGTAGTAGACAATAGTCTGAAGAAGTCTAAGAAGAGACCTAACATGTCTTTAGGAGAGATAGGCTGCTGTGCTTCTCATCGTGAAGTTTGGACTACAATTGTCCAAAATGGGCATGAGACAGCTCTTGTTCTGGAAGATGATGCACGGTTTGAATGGCCTAAACTTGAGGCTCTGGTTGAGAATTTTGATAAGCTGCCAGACTTTGATTTTCTTCACTTAGGCTGGGAGTATTACGCAGGCTATAAGGAGCAGACCATTGAGAAGGTAGCCATACCAGAACTTCCTAATCTCTGGAAAGGAGATGGCATGTGGTTAACTCATGCCTACATTATTACCAATCATTGTGCATTGGACTGGCTAAAGAAGACAGTAGTGCAGACTAATGGTCTAGATGCTATGACTGCCGACATGCAGAGCAGTTGCAATGCCTATGGTTTTAAGCCATGCATAGCCTATCAGGAGAGAGGCACTTCAGGCACTTTAAGAAGTCAAATTCACCATACAGGGTAACTTAATTAAATTAATATAATGGATAATCTACAGTACATCCGTGATGCCATCAGACAGCATGGCAACCGGACACAGGTAAAAGTAGTTCGCTGGGAAATTAACCCAACCACAGGCGCACAAGACACACCTTATGAAGTGTCAGTCAATGCTCAGATTGCTCTCCGGGAGCTTCAGAAACCCGTCAACAAGCGTAGCTATAGCTGGGCTAGGATTAGGCCAATCGGTGAGACTCATATCGGCATTAAGCACAAGTCTGAGCAGGTAGGTCTTCCGGATATTGAGAAGCTAAAGGAGGAGCTAAAGGCTCAGCTCAAGGCAGAGATGGCTGCTGAATTAGCAGCTGCTGCTATCAGCACCGAAGAAGAGGAGGAGACCAAACCCAAGCGTAAGCGTAAGGTAGTTGTTGAGGATGAAGAGCCTACCGGACTTGACTCACTGGACTTAAGAGTAGATGACTTGCCCCTATAATTTATGAATATTAAAGAGTTTTTAATCCAGCAGGCCAAGCGTGCTGGGGTATCAGATGACCCGGAGTTCAACCTGATGATTAGTGCATCAGCACTTAATGACATTCAAGTGCCAGAGGCAGTGAGTAATAGGTTTAATACCAACCTATTCGACTTTGAACTTGCCAAGACCAGCCTTGATCTCAAGAAGCACTTCATCAGTAACTACATGATGGGCTATGATGAAGAGATAGTCAGGATGGCAAAGGAGTATGGCCTAGATGCCAATGCCGTAGAGGAGCTAAAAGTCACCAAAAACAGCGGTGATAAGATTAAGCTTGCCCTCAAGAAGCTAAAGGAGCTGGAAGAGAAGGCAAAGAACTCAACCAATAGCAATCAGTCTGAGGAGTTTCTCAAGAAGATGGCAGAGGCACAAGCTAAATACGATGACCTGGTTACTAAGGCAGAGGCAGACAAGCACCTGATTGAGCAGCGTTATGTGTCTAAGATGAAGAACCTATGGGAGCAGACTCAGCTTAATGGCATCCAATGGAATGACCAGATTCCCGAAGCAGCCAGAGTACCAGCCTATCAGGCAGTTCTTGAGCGTAAGCTAGCTCAATTGGATGGGCAGATAATCTATGATGCAGAGCGTAATGCTGCCAAGCTTGTCAATGCCAAAGACCCGACCTTGCCCCTTGTGCATAACGGCAGGGAGTTTTCGTATTCTGATTTATCTGCATTAGTTTTGCAGGAAAATAAGCTGTTAAAAGAGCAGGGAGTAGGTGGCACTAACCAGGCTCAATTCACAGCAGGCACACCAACAATTCCGACTCTGCCTCCACAGGCAAGTCAAGGCACTCCCCTTCCGCAGAGCGTTAGATCAGCACTTGCTGACATCTCTAATGTAGCTGCGAAAATGCGTTAAGACTACTTACTAAAATGTCATTATCAACAGCTAATGTCTGTCCAGCGATTCTTACATCGCTTGCCGACAACCTTATAAACAATCCTGCCTCAGTAGGCATAATGGGTGGTACTCTTGCTGCCCTCAACGATCCTTCCAACCTTCGCACTGGTCAGATTATTCGTCAGGCCAATGACAATGGCTCAGGTCAATCAAAAGAAGTCCGTGTAACCTTCAAGCAGAGGCAGCTTGCCTCCGATGCCACAGACACTAAGTCTTGTGAAGCTGGCGCACAGATGAACTACATTGAAGAGACATTCCAGGTTAACAACTATCGTGGTGTTTCTTTCACAATGTCTGAGGCACAGCTGCGTACATTTTGCGACAGTTTTGCGGAGCTAACTCAATTAACTGGTAGCACCGATCCAAATCAAATCGTGACAAGGGCTAATGCCATCGGTGCTGCTGGTGGTGCGCTCTCTGTAGTGCGTGAGATGTTTGTTGACTTCCAATTGTCAGCCAATGCTCTTGTACAGGCCATGAACCAAGACCTTCTTGCTTCAATTACTGGCGCAGCTGGTAACTGGTATGGCGGTGCAACCAACCCTACCTACATCGTTGAGAATACAGACGGTTCTATCTATCCTTTGGGCCTGTTCCAGATGAAGCAGAACTACATGAACACTGGCTTTAATGGTTCTCCAATCATCATAGGTGGTGCTGGTGCGCTTCAGCGAGTATGGATGAACGATAGCCGTTACTTCGGTCAGGGCGCGAATGGTATCAATTTTGCCACTGTTCGTGACAACACCGGACTTGCTGAGTACTACTTCGATGTCAATGCAGCTGCTGCCCTTACTAACGAAGACTCTGCCATCGTGTTTGCTCCAGGCTCACTTGTTTATACTCCTTACCTTCAGTATGTTGGAAATTATGGTCAGATTGGTGTAATGAATCGTTTCACTATGCCTATCCCAGGACTTCCTCAGGTAAAATGTGACGTGAGAGTGCTTCCGGACGAATGCCAGGAAAGTTACTCAATTTGGCTTGAATGCTGGTTTGACGTTTTCACCGCTCCTACTACTCTATTCCCTGCTGGTGACAGCAATGAGGGAGTGAATGGTATCTTCACTGCTCAGTTTGAGACTATCTAATTAGTCTTAACTTAAAAAAAGAGGGAGGCCAAAAGCCTCCCTTTTTTCATGCATAACAATTAACCATTTAACAATTACAAACATTCAATTTTTTCTACATTCTGCACAAGAGTACCTTTGCCACATTTGACCATTATGAGCTTCCTGCCCTGATCCATCAGCCACTTGCCATGTTCATTGAACCAAGTCTCAGCTTGTGTCCGATTGTCAAAAAGTCCAGTGTACTGCTCTTGATAGCCTAGGTTATTGACAATGTCGAATCTGTACTTATGATTGTCTCTCATCGGATGCTCAGTGATATGTTCTCTCTCATTGCTGCCCCTGGTACTTCAGCACCATCCTTGATGGCCTGAGAAATGGTTGACTTGCTGACCTCCTTCTTGACTACCCAGAATTCATCAGGGATTACGGTGTCATCAAGTACTTCCACAGATTGACTCTTGCGAGTGCTGAGCTTGGCAAGTGGTGTCTCATGCCTCCTGATGCCTTTGCTATCCTCTTGAGTGAATACCATCAGTGCAGCAAGCAGTGTATCTCTCAGCCTCTGGGCTGTGTTCTCCTTGGCCTTCTTAATGGCTTGAATCCTCTTGATTTCAGCAGCTGCCTGGTCAGCCTCAGAGTCAAGCTTAAGAATGAACTTAGCATAGGCTTCAGCCTTTGCTGAGAAGTTCTCCCTGCGTATGGCTAGGTCTTCAATGATCTCATCGGTGACCTCTCCTCCATTCTCCTCCATCAAGCTGATGAAGGAGAGTTCGTCATGTGTTAGTTGCCAGAGTGTTGCCATGATTAAAAGGGTAAAATGTCAAAGTCTTCTTCAGCTAACTTAGCTGCTACCTCCTGCTGGTGCAGCATCTCCTCCTTCTGCATGTTAGTAGGCTGAGCATGGGCTTTCATCATTGCCTGGTATTCGGTGCTTCCGGTAATCATCTCCTGTAGGAAGCTTGGCAGGCTCTCAAACTTAGGGCGGTCAAATTCAAGCACACTGAACTCCATTGAAGGGTTATGCTGTGGAGGGCAGACCATGCCCTTCATCATGGGCATAATAGCAGCAATCCTTTCATAGACCTTCTCTGGGTTAGCCTTGCTAGGCTGATGGATTAGGTTCACCATGCAAGGTGCGCCTATGAGCTTGGCAAGGTCAAAGGCTTTTGCCTCATCTTCTGTGAGTGCCTTGCCTCTCCAGCTGTTGAGCATCTGCCGAAGGTTTGACTTCTCATTGAGTGAGAGTGTCATCTCCTTGCTGATTGCACAGGGCTGCATGCCCTTGTCTTGATTAAAGCATCTTAGCTCTGTGGGCAGCTCCCAAGTAAACCTGACCAGGTCTACTACCTTCTCCTCGCCCATGTACTTCTGTACAATGTGACCGAGGTGAACAACTGAGTAACATCTGGCCACATAAGTGCCAGCAGGGATCAGCTCTCTCTGAGTAGCCTCTCCGGTAGATTTAGCAATAATTGCCATAACTATTTGGTTTATAAATTAGTAAAAATTAAAGTGAGTCTATAAGGCTGGCAATGAACCAGCCAAGGAATAAGTAGCCAAGATACTTGAGCTGTTGGCTAGTGGTGAGCTTCGGGAAGTTGTGCATGATTAGGCTAGGTTGTTTCTTGTCTTGCACTCATTCCAGAAAGACTTGAGAGCATCTCTCTGAGTGTAGTGACCTCTCTTAGCGTCATCATCCAGATAACGGTCATAGGCCATTGAGTCGGTGCTGATGCAGCTATACTGTTTGCCTCTGTACTGGATGGTTACTTTGTAATGGCCGTAAGATGAAGTTCTGTCGGCATTAATGCGAGATGATAATTGTGCTGTTGTCATGTCTGTAATTGTTTATTGGTAGGTAAAAATGGGAGGGTTGCCCCTCCCTGGTTTGATT